TTTTGTATTATCTTGTAATGCGTTTTTAGCTTGAATATTAGTTAAATCAACAGTGGCTTGTCTTTGAGCAAGATCAATCATCTTAACTTGTTCTTCTAACTTCTTCATCTTTTCATTAGCTTCTTGTTCAGCCATTCTAGATTGTTCTGCCTTTTGTTTAAAGTCAGGAGTAGTGTAGTCAATAAGATAGTCTAATGGGTCAAGGTCCATAGCTTCAAGTGTTTTACATGCAATACGTACTGCTGCTTCAGGATTAATAGCCCCACCAGCACCAGCTTGAGTTAAAGCAGGTAATAATTGCTGACCAACCATAGTCATTTTTTTAACAATATTACTATTGCTATTTTCACCTACATCCGCATCAATATACAATAGTAAATTGCTAGGTAATGTTGATGGATCAACAGATTTAAAGATATCATTCTGATCAGCATACTTAATTACTTTACCACGAAGTTTAGCACGCATTGTGCGGTATACACCATCACATAAACGTTTAAAACCTGTCTCAGCAAACCTACGTGCCATAAATTGAATACGCACTTGTGCAGCAGACATAGCTTTCTGCATCTTTTCTTCACTGTTACCTGATACATATAACGTATCATTTAAACCTTGAGCAGCTTTACCTAAACCAGTAGCTTGTTCCTTATGAACCTGTAACAATTCTAAAATTGGTACAGTCCCCGGACTAATAGTGTCTGGTGTCATAGCAGATACAGCTGTCATGGGGTTACCATTATTAGCAATAATCTTTTTAGGCTTCCTATTTTGTAAAGCACTAAAGTCTACTACATTAGGGTCAGCTAATTTAGGTGCATAGTTAGTTAAGTAAACGTTTTCAATGAATCCACGCATAATAGCTGTGGTAGCTAGCGTAGATGGGCGTACCATATCTGCAACACTAATACCAAAGAATTCATGAGGTACTTCAAAAGGACATAGTACTGCTAATGGAATCATATCACAGTCTTCTTCAAGAAGAACTGTTGATCCAGCAATAATAAAATGCTTTAATTCAGCAATACCGTCACCATCTCTGTCTACTCTTAACCAACATTCAATAACAGTGATTTGTCTGTTAGCTTCTGAAGGGAATAGTTCCCTTGAATTTCCCCCTAGCCAGTACTCTTCACCAACTAGGCGCTTACGAGCTGCTTGCTCTTCGGTGTACTTAGTAGCCCAATCGTAACTACCATCTCCGATCGCATCCCAATCAATGTTCTCTGCTATATCAGGGAAAAACTTTCTGACCTCTGATCGGGTCATATCTATTTGAATACCTACGAATGCTTTTTCATCAATATTGTCACCATCTCGAGTAATACGGAAACACTCTGGGTGTACATTCTTAATTAGGATTCTTGTTTTGTTTGTTTTACGCTTTAAACGAACATCTTTATACATGACCTTTATGGTCGTATTACCCTCATCGTCAAATCCGGGTTCTTGTTCGTAGTTTAGGTTACCTATAACCTCAACATCAGCATCTGATAGTACTAAATCAAGGTTTTCTTGGGCAATTGACTCATATTCTTCAAAGTTATAGTCATAATCTTCAATAAATTCCCATCTTACAATACTATTTTTCCATAATAATGCTGATTTTACCCATGTATTTAGTATTTCCCATCCGGGATTTTGCTTAAAGATAGCATAATTCACTAAATCTGAGGCAACTTTAGCATCATGGTAGTCAGTTGGGGTAGATCCGGCTGGAATAAACCTTGCTAACTTATTATTGTTAAACATAAGTTCAGCAATAATAGCTGTATAACCCTCGATAGCCTCCACTGTGTCAGAAGATACAATCTGAGACACACCTTGTGGGGTTAAATGGTATTGAGGCATCATACCATATTCGTATGTAGCTTTTTGTCTCTCACGAGCTAGGTCAGAACTGTTTAAAAAGTCACCAACAGAGTTCATTACACCCTGTTCAATCATTGCTAATAGTTCGTTATCACCTACTGGCTCCTTATACCTATCTGTAATTTGTATAGGAGTTGTTGTATTATCCATTGTTAACCTTTCTGGGTTTACATTCAATCAAGGTCAACAATGACCATTTATTTTTTTTAACCTAATGCAATTGCTAAGGCAACTGCTGTTCCCGCTGGGTCTACTTGTAAGTTTGCTTGTGCTGCAGCAATGTCAACTACATCACTAAGGTTGTTAGCTCTGTAATTATAAGTTGTGTCTGATCCAGTGGCTGTAACACCAAGAGATGTCCTACCAGTAGCTGCAACTAATCCTGTTGTTCCACCATCCCAGTTTAATCTATCTATATATGCAGTATCCCAATTAGCTTGGCTAGCTGTTGTAGGTATAGAATAACCAGAAGCATAACTAACTGCTAAAGTACCACTACTTGTAACTGGTGAACCTGATATATCTAACCCAGTAGGAACTGTCATACCAACACTTGTAACAGTACCTGAATAAGTATCATTAGAAGTAATAGTAAAGTTAGGGTATGTGCCTGTAATACTAGTTGTACCAGCTCCTGTTAAAGCTACTGTTTGATCAGGTGCTGTATTAGTAACAGTAATAGACCCTGCACCATTAGCTACAGATATACCTGTACTGGCAGTAAGATTAGCTTTTTCCCATAATGAAGTTGTTTCATTATAGATTAATACTTGACCATTAGTAGGGTTTTGAGCAGATACATCATGTAGCTCATCCATCTCGTAACCATTTTGTACTTTAACAAATAGTTTACCTTGTGTAGGATGTGCATGTTCAACAACAGCTGCATAAACAAGATGTTGTGGAGCATGTGGTTTTGTTGCTGTTAATGTACCTGCAGTTGTAGGGCTTAAATATAATTGTTCACCGTCTGTATAAGCAGATGTGTTAATATTTGTAATTAAACCAATAATAGTTACATAACCATTAGAGTTATTAGCTAAGTCAGCAGTCATCAAACCTAATGTCTGAGCAGATGTTGCATCAGATGTAGCCAGTGCTTTAGCCACTGTAGGGTTTTGACCAACAGCACCGTTTATATAAACAGCAGTACCTTTAGTAAGAGTTGCACCAGTATTATTACGAACTAAACAAATAACGTTTGTTGTAGCTCCTGAAACAGCAACACTAAGGTCACTTGTTGTACCTGTAGGTGTAACAACTACACTACCATCAGTCGATGTTATTGACTGAATAGCATTATCCCAAGTAGCTTGACTAGTTGTAGTTGGTATCGAGTAACCAGCAGTATAAGTTAACGATATATCACCACTGACAGTTACTGGTGAATTAGATACTGTTAAACCTGTTGGTGCAGTTAATCCTACAGAGGTTACTGTACCTGTTCCTGCATTTACCCATTGAGTATCATAGTTAGTATTACTTGTTTTAGCTAATACTTGACCTGTAGTACCACCTACTGCTATACCAACACCTGCTGGACCAGTAGCCCCTGTATCACCACGAGGTATAGTAAAATCAAATACCGCAGCAGATGATGATCCTGAATTAATTACACTGGCTGAACTACCCGCAGCACCTGTTGTTGTAGTACCCGCAGCAATAGTAGCTGCATTACCTGCTGCTCCTGTAGCGCCTGTAGCCCCTGTAGGACCTGCAACACCTTGAATACCTTGGTTACCTTGTGGTCCTTGTGGCCCGGGTAAACCAATAGCACCAGTAGCTAATTCAGTATAGTATGGTGAGGGTGCATACAAAGAAGTATTAGTGACATCATCAACGGATACTTCTGTTATACTTGTATTAAGTACCTGTATAATGGTATTATATGCCATATCAGTCCCCTGTTTCTACAATGATAACAGGAATAGGATCTAATATATCAGAAGCACTACCATAATCATATTTAATATAAATGTATAGAGTAGTAGGAGATAACCCTGCAATATTCTCTGGGTTTAATTGTATTGTGAATACACCTGTTTGAGCCTGTTTAGTTACAGTAAGCATCTCAAGTGTAACAAAGGAATCATTACGCAAAGCAGCTGTAATAGTGATAGCATCGACACTCTCAGCTTCCCCAGTGGTGCTGTTCTTTTTTGTGCATGTCAGAGTGGTAGTTCCACCTTTTTGATCAATCTTTTGTTATAGCTGCTGATGTATCATTAGGGGTAGGTAAAGATCATTCTGCTGCAGTAGTTATGAATGCAGAAAGAGAAGTATGTGCTACATATAGGAATAATATGATTGATCCCAGTAAGTTTGGGGATCTATTGTTCTATCTAGGAAGATACTATAATAATGCTCTTATGGTTGTAGAGTCTAATAGTATGGGTATTGCTACATTAAATAGACTAGTTCAAATGGGCTATGATAATATGTATTATCAGACTAAGATGGCTAATGTATCTAAGGAAGAAGGTTTTATTGTTCTCCCCTGCCTGTGTTGCTGCTCCCCCTCGTCTCGTGTGGGGTGCTGCTGCTCGGGTCGGGTTGTGTTGGGGTGCTCTTGCCCTGTTGTTCCTTGTTGGAGGTGTGTCGTGGCTGCTGTTCCTTTCTTTTCTTCTCTTGTTGGTCTGTTCCTGTGTGCTTGTGGTGTTGCGTTCGGTCTGGCTTCTCCGTTCGTGTTTGCTGCTGGCTTCCTGTTTGCTTGTGTTGCTGTCTGTTCGTTGCTTGCTCGTCTGGGCTTCTGACGTTCGTTCTTTCCTTTCTTCTTTCTTTTCTTTGGGGGTTCTCATGTCTTCTTCTTCTCTGCCTTCTGTCGGTTCTGTGTCTTCTGTTACTGCTGTGCTTGCTGCTCGTGCTGCTCGTGCTCTTGCTTCTTCTGCTCGTGCTGTGGCTGCTCGGGTTCCTCGTTCGTCTTGGTCCTCTTGTGTGGAGGTTCTCTCTGTTGTTCGTGGTGCTGACCGTGTCTCGGTGTTGTGCTCGGACGGTCGTCTTCGTGTTTGCCGTGTTGAGTACGCTTCTCGTGCCTTGGGTCGTCCTGTGTCTGTGGATGCGGTGTTCTCTCGGTTGTCGGCTCGTGTTGGTCAGCCTGTTCGCTTCCTTGCTGCGTTTGGGTACTCGCCTGACTCGTGGTTTGTTGCTTGTTTTGCTGATGATGAAGTGTTGTAAGGGCTTTCTCGGTTGGCTCCTTGTGGGGCTTTCCGAGAGCGTCTTGCTCTGCCTGCTCCTCGGGGTTTCTGGGGTTGGAGTCTGTTATGTTTGAAAAGCTTGTTTGGGCTGCTTGGGGTTGGTCTACTGGTGCTGCGTTCCGTGTTGGAATGTGGTTTGTTCGTCTGTCTTCCTATCGGTTGTGTCGTTCTTACAACAGCGTGGATAGTGGTCGTTGGTCAATAGACCATTGGTCTCGTGAGAGTAGCCGTCTCAGTGTTGAGGATCGTGCTCAGTACTCTGAGTTTGTTCGTTCTTTGTTGTGGTTCTTTGCTGAACCTGGCTTTGATTCTGCGGGTGCTGTGCCTTGGTCTCAACATGCTTTGATTGTTGAGCTGTTGGCTAATCGTTGGTCGGGTGGTCGTTCTGCTGTCGTTGTTGCCTTGGTTGACGAGGTAATGGTTGCTGAAGACCTTGTTGTGTATTGAGATCTCTCCCCATAGACTGCTACAAAGCAGTCCTTGGAGAGAGATCTTGCTCTGTGTCCGTAC